TATTTACTTTGTTTTCGCTTAAGCCAGCAACACCATAAAATGATGCTGTGTTTGCTGTAGCGCCTGCGTCACCAAAATATACTGTTCCATCAAGCACCATGTTGGTACTGACTTCGTTATCAGCAGGTGTAGTAATCTTATTCATATCTGCTGAACAGAAGTCTGTATAAGAGTAAATGCCTGTTGAATTAGTAATTGTGATATCTTGCAAGCAAGATACTGCTAATGCGGCATTAGCAACGTTAGCTGTGTCTGTACTAACCAAAAGAATTGGTTGAGTACCTGTTGTGTTTACTGTGATTCTTGCCATTTGATTTCTCCTTAGTTAGGCGTATTAAATTCCATTCTTAGCATTCTGAATGTCCAGGTATGCTTCTCTGCTTGCGTTGGTCCATATGTACGAATTTGGTCAAAATTTCTCTCAAAATAACCATCCATTAGTTGCACGCCATCATCTTTGATAGCAGTAACTAAATTTCCAATAATAGCATTAACTGCTACATTGTATGGATCGTCTTGATAAGAAATATATGTTACACCAAATTCATCGTTTGCGTGATATACTGAACCGCAATATTGTATTCCAAGTTGAAAAGGATTTCTTTCTACTGTATGTACGTCACTTACATAGATACCATATCTTACGACATCACTATCACTAGGGAAATCGTCATAGATTGGTACATTCCATGCTTTAGGTATATCACGCTTCAACACATCAATAATTTGTGTACTATTAACTGTTGGTGCGTTCAATACCGGATAAATGACTTCAGCCATTAGAAATATCTCCTATCTCCATTGAAATAATCAACGTCTGCTGTCCAATTTTCTTCAAGTTTTGTTGTTGGTCCTTGAGGATTATCCATGTATAAATCATAGAAGTTCATCAACTGCAACGCCTTTGTCCATTCATCATCACAACGCTTTTTAGCGAATTCATAATTCTGGATATCAACCTCATTCATGTTAGACACATCGGTTACTAGTGATTCATAGAATACTAGTATTGCACCGAACGTGTCTAAGCGAATTAATGTTTGATCGTTTTTAATGAGCAAACTTGGGTTGAAACTTGAAATCAACTGACCATTGGGCAGGTTAGCATAATAGTAAGCACCAAGAACGGTGTCGCAGTATTTCTGCCACCATCCAAACTCTAACTTGTATAGCCATTCCTGACTTCCAACTTTAAAGTATGGAGTCCAATCAACATTAAGAGCAGCCGCTCTACGTTCCGCTGCCGGATCATAGAAAGCAATATCTTCTACTGTTGCGTTTGAGATTCGTTGAAATGGTACTGACATATTATATTATCCTGAACTAATTCAACTTACTGTTGAATGTTAATAGCGCCACCCCTACGTAAGTCACCAACGCCAGAACCGAAGTAACCGACACCAGTCAACCAAATTTGCAATCCACCTGGTACTTCACCAGTCTTCAATTGCAAGCCTTCTTTCATAACAGTGAAAATTGCACTGTCACCCATGTAAGCACCAACTAAACAAGATGTAGATGCTGTACCGTCGATAGTACGGCTAGCTGTTTGCAAGAATGTAGTGAACATAACCATACAGCCATAAACACTTTCAATTTTACCACTAGATAGCAATTCATTACCAAGAGCAGAAAGATTAGATCCACCTGATTGAGAAACTGCACCACCAGTTAATTCACCTAACAAACGAGTTAATGAAGAACCAGTAACGCCATCGTTACCATTGCTATCTAAAACGATAACTGGTGTTCCAGGCATACGAGCAACTTTAAAGTTTTGCTTAATTAGACGAACTAATTCTAGAACTTGATTGGTTGTGAAACCAGCTGTTGGAGCTGTAGGGGTAACACCTTCAGGTACTAATTCCATAGCACCTAATTGTAGAACACGATCAAAACCGTCTGCACTTGTTGCGTAGTATGTATTGCTTGGAGTTGCTTTAAAATCCAAGAATGCCGCTGTAACACGTTGATCTACTTTTTCAGCAAAAGACTCACCCAATTCAGCACCAAGCGTTGCAGCCAATGTGAATGATGTTGTCCAGCCGTAGAAGATATCGAACGCTGTTTGTGCAACTGCTGGAGTTGCTGTAATTGTACCTTGTCCCAATGCTGGGTTTTGTACAACTGCGTTACCTGTACCAAATGTACCACCAGTGCCGTTAGCATTGTAGTCTTGATACGTGATCGGTGCAAAGTTAGGTACTAAGAATGTTTGACCTTGTGTAGGTGTAACAACGTTAGTGAAATTAACTAGACCGTTAGATTCGTGCATAGCACGTAATGCGAAGTTGCTGATAGCTGTTGTGAAGCCATCGCCTTCGTTATTTGGACCGCCGAGAACATAAGCCATAATATTTTCCTTTTAATTATAAGTTGGCAATCAGAGTACTTTACGAGTTGAATTTGATACTGATGCTGATACACCTAGACCTTTAAGTCCCACTCCCTTACCTAGTCCGTTTTTGTTAGCCCATGCATTGAATGCGGCTGGGTCACGGCTATAGTCAGGAATAGACTCCTCTAGTGCGCCAGTAAAAGAACCTTGTCCAGGTCTCAAACCAGATCCAGAATTAGTGTTACTCTGTTTAAGAAGTTTAGGGTTACCCACTGCAACTTCTTGTACTAATCCTTGGATTGTAAGCGGCATTCCATCACTACCATAGCGTTCTTGACCCTTTTGATTAACAATAGCATAACTGCCATCATCGTTCCATTGAATATTGTTTTTGACTTTATTCAATGCATAATCAAGTAGGTCTGAATCAAATCTGTCACCCATCGCTCTTTGAATGTCACTGTCTAATTCCTTCTCACGTAATCTTTGCTCTTTTACTGCTAGATCGTTTTGAAGTTTGCTAAACTGTTCATGCAAATCGTTTGTTGTAACACGACCGTTCGAACTCTGTTGAGTTTTTGGTTGTCCACTTGGCTGTACGTTGCCACCGTTATTGTTTTGAGCCCCTACACGTGCCATGTATGCTAACGCATCTTCTACGCTAGTGAATTGTGTTCCACTTGCGTTACTTAATGCAGTCAACAATGACTGAGTTGTGCTTTTACGAATAGCACCAGGGTTAACGTTTTGCTCTCCTGCTTCACTCGTAGAGTCCTGTGCAGTAACAGTAGGCTGTTCGTTGCCAACGAATTGATTGTCCATTTAATTTTTTCCTTTAACTTTACGTAGTAAGCGATTGTGTAATGTATTTATGCTTTATGCGCACAGATAGAGTTTATCTACCCGTATTCATACCAGTCAATATTACTGGAGCTACTTGATTTGGATAATATGTAACTCCAATATTGGTGACAGGAGTACCTGGTCCACCTAGCAATTCAGCATTACCTTCATTACCAAATGATCCTTCTCCTTCTTCTTCTGATTCGTATTCACTGTTCTCATCTTCACCATACTGGTCATGTTCTGGTATCATGCTTGCTGTTAAATCTCTGCTTAAAACTTGTTCGTTCTGCTCAGTCATTAGTGTTCTAAGATCAGGATCAGCAATAGTGTTAATGTATGCTTCTTCATATTCTGGTATTGCTGTGTCAGGAGCAAGCATGCCAATGATTTCTTTAGTGATTAGTGCTTGAATCATTGGGTTGTCACCAACTAATTCTTTTGCACTCTTGATGATAGCCATACGATAGTTTGTATCATGTGCTTCATAGTCTGTGTTATAAGCTACTTCACCTGCCCAACGAACGTTCATAAAACGTGCGGCAAATGTATAAATCATTTCTTCTGTAACTTCCATCAATCTTGCTTTAGATTTGGCAAGACGATGTAATTGTTTGCGTTCTTCAATGATAGCAACGCCTGAAGCAATTTGGTTCTTACTATTGCGCAAGCCACCTAAGCCACTTAATGCTTCAATCTGTTCAAGGATATCTTGTTGTGCTTTAATGATTGCATCAACGTCACCAGTATCGATTGGGATAGCTTCAATTTGTCCTTCATTAGCACGTACAATGGCGCCTGCGTGTACTGGAATACTAATACCCTTATCTGCACGAATCAATGTGTGTGCAAACTGTAATGCTGTGTACTTTTCACACTCTAGTTTGTAGTATTCACGCATTGCATCACTGGCTGCATCAATATCGCTGATGCCTAAATCGATTGTTCTTGGATCTCTACGACCATACGCAATAAAGATTGGTAGACTCATGCCAGGTGGATAACTACCAGTGCCAATCAATTTGCAAGGTTCTTCCATCTTTGCAGGACCTTTTTCTACTTGATAACTTTCCCAATATGATGGAGTGTTTGCATCACCTAGTGTATAACATTTAATGTGGTAATAATCTTGTTCTTCCATCTCCATAACTGTAACACACTTAAGCAATGGGCGACCACCATAGTAATCAAACTCCCAGTTCCAAACGTTTAATGGATTGATAGCACAAACGTAAGGACGACCTAAATCACCCTGACCTTCTTGTGGCATATCAACTGCTACCCAACAATGTCCATAGATACTTGTTAGATCACCAACGTTCTCCATAAAGCCATTCATTGAACGATTAGTCAAGTCTGCATCTAGCAATAGTAAGTCTGCCCATTCACTGTTCTTAGAATTAATCTGTGCACCGGTCGGAGTACAGAATTGCATGTTACGCTTGATTCCAGGCTCGAACAATACATCATTGATTGTGTCAACGATGTAACGACAGATTGGCTGTGCGATTGTGTTAGCAACTAAGTCTTGATAGAGGGTACTATCTTCACTAGGTCTTTTCTTACGCACAAACATCTTGAAAGGCAGTCCCCCAAGATATGCATACTGATACGCCAACATCTCATTGTAGATGCTAGAATATATTGGGTTACGCTTTAATAAGTCTGCTTTTGTTTTCATATTTTTATTTTTCTCACATAAATAGGCATTTAATAGATATTGTATTTATTCTTTAAATTTTACTCTTGCACTTGTCGCCATGATTGCGACCATACGAGTTGACTGGCACATTTGTATTACAATGAGCGCACACAATTCTACGTTGCTTAAATCCAAATGGGACTTTTCTTCGGGTAGAATGATTGCCCCTACCCTTATCCATCATGTCTTTGCTGTTTTCTTTAGGTGTACCTAATTTTAAATGAGCAGGATTAACGCAACAACGATTGTCGCATGTGTGCATAACTATTTTATCGTCTGGTATCTTAACATCATTGTGTTCTTCATAACTAACTCTGTGTGTAGTGCGCATTCGTTTTTCGTCACGCATCATACCATAACCAATGTTGTTCTTACCACCTTGAAACTCCCAGCAGTCTGTAACATCATC